CAGCGTAATCACCCGCCTCAATCGCCGCCTGAGCCTTCTTGAAGCCGTCCCAGCGTGGCTTGCCTAGGTTGAACAGCATCGAGATCACAACCGCCTGACGCGGCTCTGAGAGGCCAGCAAACCAAGGGTAGGTTTCTGCCTCTGCCCGGCAGCGCTTCAGGTCATTCGCCAGCAGGTAGTCGATCTCGTCCTCGGACAGTCCGCCGCCTAGCTCTTGGTCGATCAGGCGGCCAACACCTATCGTCCAGTAGCCACGGCTGTCGGTGTAGGCATGCGGCACCACGCCCTCGTGGTGCTTGATCATCTCAATCAGCTTATCCATTTCGCGTCTCCATCACGATTTGCACGGCTCGGTGCCAGCTATCACACTCGATGTCCGGCTTGTCGAACCAGCTTGTCGGCCTGCGCTGCGTGTACTGATTGACGCAACAGGCCGCCGTGAAGTGTACCCGGCGCTGATCGATGGCGCAATGTGCGAGGATGTCGAACCGGTCAAGGCTCGGCAGCGTCTTCTTCACGCGACCGGCACCGTTCTGGAACTGATAGCAGGGGCGGTGGTCCTTCTGCTTTCGGATGTGCGCGGACTTCACCTGCACCCGGAAGAAGTCGCCGCCGAACCATGCGACGAGGTCAACGCTATCCTGTTGCGCCGCAGAGACGCGATATCCTATTTCGAGGATTGCTGCCGCCGTGATGTACTCCCCCATCAAGCCGGTCGTCGTGGCTGATCCTGTCAGGCGCTCCCCCTACAGTCTCCCTTGGTGGTGAAGGATTAGGGCTGCAAGCGCCCCGAGTACGGCGAGGCAGCATGCGATGAACACCGCAATGATTGTGCCTTCGACGATCTTCTTGCGCCGCGCTGCGGCTGCTATCTCCGCCTCGCGTCGTGCTGTCCTTGCCTTTGCTTGGAACCGCTGCCACTCGTGCCAAAGGCCCGGGCGGCCCAAGATGATCATCGCCTGCTTTAATTCCTCTTCTTGCTGTTTTATGGTTTCGAGCGCCATGAATTCGTGGAGGTCACTGCCGCCGCCTTTTTTCTGAGCTTTGCGCTGAAGGTCTTCCTTTGCGCCGACAAATTGTGCGATTGCTTGCCCGGCAGAGGCGAGTTCCTTGCCATTGGATATGGCGGTCTTGATGACGCTAAACGCTGCATTACAAGCCGCCAGTTCCGCCAACATCAGTAAATCCTCGTCCCCTCGCGCCTCACCTGCTTAGGCAGGCAATACGCAGTGATCTTCCCGCCTTGGTTATGGAGCGCCTTGGCGAAGCGTGTGCATTCATAAACGTCGTAAAATAGAGCCTCGTCTGAGACCTTGCGGCCATCGAGGAAAACGTAGAGAACGAAGACCGTTAGAATTTCCACATCATTCGCGCCCCAGCACTCGGTCCAGCTTGTCCTCGACGCGGTGCAGCGCCTGAAGCACCTGCTGCATATCTTCCTTCAGTTCGGAGCGCGTGGCGTAATCCTCGCGCGTCCGGTTCAGCAGAATGTCGATCCGCTTGACTTCGGCGATCACCGACCGGAACACCCACAGCGCTGGCGCGATCACCAGCGTCAGGAGCAAGTTCCAGAACATCATGCTGTCCATTTCCATTAGCTTGCCGTGTAACCGTTACCAGCAGTGATAGCAGAGTTGATCGCGGTCATGTCTTCGCTGCCCCAATCGTCCTTTGCCACCATCAGTTCAAGGTGATCTACATTGCGGTCAACAGCGTCCTGACGTTCATCAGCGGTCATGTCGCTGTCCTGATTGCCAGCAACGATGTCGTTGATAAGGTCTTTCGAGTGACCCATCGCGGTATAATCTTGGGCCAGTTCTTCTGCGGTGCGGGACATTATTCGGCCTCCAGTGCTGCGACCTTAGTCTCCAGCGTTTCAATCTTTGTGATGGCTTCTTTTAATGCTGCGGTGAGGACAGGAACCAACTTGCTGTGGTCAATCTGTTGCATTATCGGGTTGTTATCGTCATCTACCTCGTTATGCGTACCCATAACCGCTTCTGGCACAACAGCTTGCGCCTCGTGTGCGAGGAAGCCGTCAACCGTTGTGTCGTCAGAATCAGCAATGAAGTTGAACCGCTTTGGCGCAAGCTGCTTCACACGAGCAATGGCATCAGTCATGTCGGCTACATTTTCTTTGAGGCGGTAATCTGACGATGTGCCATAACTGGTCGTGGTCGTGCCTGTATGCTGAATACTTCCGGCGATAGCGTTGGTATTATTTGTAAACCGGATGAATGTATGCCCCGACCCTTGCGTAGACGTATTTTTCATAGTCGCACAGGTTCTAGAAGTAAGCGTCGCTGCAATAGACACTTTACCGTCGCTAAGTTGGCTAGTCGTGTTAATAAATACGTCACCGCTTCCATTGATAATTTGTCTAGGATTACCATCGCCATCAGACAGCACGATGAAATTGTTAGCTGTGCGGATGTCTAGGCCGCCCTGATTGCCGTTGTAGCGGCCAAGAATGGTGTTTCTATAACCAGTTGTTATTTCTTCACCAGCGCTAGTTCCGATTAAAGTGTTTCTATCGCCAGTAACAACATTGCCAGCATTGTGGCCGACACATGTGTTCAGGCTTGATGTTGTGAGCGCGCTCAGTGCGCTGTCTCCAATCGCCGTATTTTTCTGAGCAGTTGTGATGGCGTCTCCTGCATAAGCCCCGACAGCCACATTCAAATCGCCTGTAGTCGCTGCACCAAGCGCATCAAGGCCTACTGCTGAATTTCTGCTTGCTGTAGTTGCCGCGTCTAAAGCTCCTTTGCCGACAGCGACATTGTTTTCACCGCTAGTGTTCGCAGTCAGTGCCGCCTTGCCTACTGCCGTATTGTTAGATGCTGTATTTGCAAAAAGAGAATTAACACCAACCGAAGTGTTATCTGCGCCGGTACTATTTGAATACAGAGCTTGATAACCGAAGGCAGAATTATTGTCTGCTGTTGTATTGGTCGATAAAGCGTTGACACCGAAAGCGGAGTTGTTATCACCTGTTGTATTAGCATCAAGAGAAAGCGAACCGACAGTAGTGTTCGCCGCACCGCTTGTGTTTGCGGTCATCGCGTTAGAGCCGATGGCAGTGTTGTTTGCCCCAGACAAAGAGCCGTCATCTAGCGCAGCGTTGCCCAATGCTACATTGCTTGAGCCTGTTGGATAGTTGCCGTCCAGCTTGATGTTGCCGTCAACCGTCAGGCCGGTGATCGCATCCGTGCCATCGCTGAAGTTCTTGAGGTGCGTCATGAGTTCTCGAATAGAGTTATTCACAGAACTGGGGAGACAGCCCTCGTCGATGTTGATGCCGCCGACATCCGTGTTCGACGCATTGGTCGCGGAGTAGTCTGTGAGTTTGTCTTTAGCCACTTATGCCTCCAGTGCGGTCACGCGCGCCTTGAGCGCAGTCATTTCGGTTTCGAGGGTTTCAATGCGGGTCATTGCTTCTTGCAAGGCTTTGACTGCCTTCATGTACAGGACGCTGTACTTTACTGCTTTTGTGACGGTTCCTAATTCTTCGCCTGCTACCCACTGTTGTGTTTCTTCATCAAACTGATCTGCGCCATAGTCAGGATTGTTCTTTATGAGGCCGGTCATACCAGCGGCTTCTACTTCTTGAGCGACTACGCCCAAACGCCACAAGGCATCACTGTCGCCGTGTTCTGTCACGTCGCTGTTAAACTTAAACTTGCGAACCTGTAGCGCTTTGATGTCATCCCATTGAGATGCGGCATCAGTCACTTGCTGCTTTAGTTTTAAATCTGAGGTGCCGCCGTAGGAATTGTCGTGGTTCTGTACATCACCATCAGAATAAACGTAGTAACGATTGATTGCGGTGTCTCGTCCACGATAAAAATACCGTGAGTTATTATCTGGAGCAGCGCCTGTGAACGCCACATCTATGCCGTCAGGATTACTAGTATTGATGTTATTAAATGTACTAATTACACCAGCATTGTTTGCTCTAAAACTATTGTTGCCACTAGCATTTATTTGAAAAACAGAAAGTCCACTAACACCACCATTAGGTACATAGAAGGCTTGCACGCTGTTCTCATAATCAACATTCCAGACGTTACTTACATATGTGCCTGTTGCTGTCCGTTGTGAAATGTTAAATGCAGCGTTTGTATTGCCAGACCCACCAGCCTTGTGATGATACAGGTATGTCCCGCCGTAGTTGGTAGCCATGCCGGGGTTAGCAAGCAGCAAGCTGCCGCCACTGAAGTTAGTGGTGGCATCGCCGCCCTTGACTATGACATCAGCGTGAGTGCTACCATTGTCTACATGCAGTTTTGAACTTGGCGAAGTCGTGCCGACGCCGACGTTGCCGCTGCTGTCGATGCGGAGACGTTCACTTGCGTTGGTAGTGAACCTCATTGAGTTGTCACTGTTGTCGTAAAGAACGCGACCAATGTTGGTGTCGGCACTATCTCCAAAATCTACACCCGATGTGCCGTTTGCATCAGACGTTAGACGTATGATGGCACTGGAATCTGTAGCGTGGAGGATTGTTTCCGGCGCGGTATTGCCCAGCCCCACACGATTGTTCGTCTGATCCAGCGCAATCGGTGTGCCTTGCGTAAAAGCGTCGGCGGTGTCGGCCATCATTTCGCGAATAGCATTATTTATACCGCTGGCGGGGCACCCTTCCGACACGTCAACTGACTGAATATCCGTGTTATTCGCGGCAGTGGTGTCGTAATCGCTAATCGAGTTCTTTGCCATCAGGTTGTTCCTTCTTCAGCGTCCGTGCAGTTTATCACGGCGCGGGGGTTATCGCACTATGGGGTCACGCGCGTCATCACCGTGCCGCCCTCGGTGATAGCGTAGGTCACCGGGTTGCCGAGGCGGTCGGTGATCGTCTCGTACCGGATGCCCGGCTCAGGGATGCGCGCCTCTCCGGTGCCGGGGAGCATGCCAGCCTCGGCGGGAGATGCGCCCAGCAAGTTAGCTTGTGCTGGAGGACCGCCTGAAGCCCCCAGAAGGCCGGCCGTTGCTGGCGAGCGCATGCCTGCGCTTATGGCAGGCAGCAAGCCCACGTCCTTGCCGCCCATAATCGGAGCCCTAGAAGGAAACTTAAACCCGCCGGTCACGGCTTGGCCGAAGGGGGTGTAAACAGCTTTCCCAACCCCGAGACCTGCGCCAGTGAGGACAGGGTCAAGATATCCGCCGCCACCCATCAGAAGGACAGACGATGTCCTCAAGGGTGCGCTTTCCGGCACTTTTGACCCGAGCGTCTCCACAGCAGTTTCGGCAAAATCTTGAAGTCGGCCTTCTCCTTTTGCGAGGCGCGAAAGCCCGGCAGCGCCCAGCTTTTTTTCCTGTCTGCGGATCGCCGACAAAAGTTGGCTGGGTGAAAACATGCTATCCGTAGCCCCCGCCGCAGCTTCGCGGATGGGGTAGTACATGGAATAAGATTGATTGACCTTGGTCAGCTTATCAGCCTTGGCCGGGAACTGCTTCGCAACAATCTCCAGAAGCTCCGCGTCAAGCTCTCTGAGAGCCTCGCCGAGAGACTTTTGATACGCATCAGTGGAGCGAGAAAAGCCTGCGGAGATCGGGCCTAAAGACGATTGAGCCTCCTTGATTGCTGCCCCTGAAAGCCGGTCGTTGACGGTCCTGTTGATGATTTGGTCAATGACAAACTTCTCTAGCTGCTCAGCTTGCTGAGGCAACAGCCTAGCTTTATAGGGCTCAATCAGCTTCGTGATCTGGTCAATGACCTCGTCGGTCACCTCTATGTCAACTCCCTCAAGGGCGTCATCATAAGCCTGATTAAATATTATTTGCGCCTGTTCGGCGGCCTTTCTTGGGTCGGTGTTGGGCTTGATTTTTTTGCCAATAGGATCAAGCGCCTCGTTGTAGGCAGCCGTGGCAAACCGCTGGACGGCCCTAAGCCTAGTCGGCCCAATCATCTCGCCGGTTACCGGCAGCTTGGACAGCCCCTCTTCTATTTTTCCGAGCGCGCCGCCGAACCTCTGCCCTATAGACAGGGGGATGCCTCTCTGCATCAGTTTCTTCGCCGCGTCTGTCACCGCCGGGGCCATCTTTGTCCCCGCATAACCTAACGTCCCGCCAAGGACCATAGAGGCTGGAATGTCCGCTTTCGTCTCGGCTGCCCCAGCGCCATACAGCGCCCCACCGGCCATTCCCCTTGTGGCAGGCGTGGTAACCTGCATGCCCTTCTGCGCCACCTTTGCGAGGCCGGGAACTTTAGACGCAATTTTCAGCAAGCCGCCCGGCGTCATTACTGCCGCGCCGATCTCAAGGCCGAAGGACAGGAAGGGGTTCTCGCCGCGAAACTTTGCAAGCTCAGCGTTCGTCGCCTTCTTCGCCTCTTCGTATGTCTGGTCGCCAAGGATGCTGCGGACATACGCCTCAGCCTCGTCAGCAAAGCCGAAGGTGATGCCCTGACCAATCGAGCGCGCAACGCCAGTGGCGAAGCTGACTGCGTCCCAGTCCTCTTTCGGTGCCGCGCCTGCTGCGGCCTCATCTAGCCCGAGACGCTCGATCTCTTCCAGTGTCGCTTTTCTTGTCGTCATTTAATCGTCCACCGCTATAATGTCGCCATCTGGGGTTCTGTAGTAAGACGTGCCGCCGCTGCGCTTGAGAAATGTGGACCCCGGCGGGATGCCAGTTTCTTCCGCCTCGCCGAAAAGAACTTCGTAAGCCGGTCCAGACTGGGCAATCATGCTCTGAAGCGCGCGCTCACGCGCCAAGCGCTTTTGCTCAAGAACGTCTGGGCCTTCTCCCGGCTGTGGGAAATATTTACGGTCTTCTTTTTCAAATTCCGACACAGAGATCGCCGCACCCGACTCCTTACGCAGAACTGCGGTGATGAAGTCAGTCTTCGCCGCCATATATCTCTGGCCCTCTGCCGTCGATGCAAATCCAGAGACAGAGCGCGGCAGGTTGCTTGCGATATAATCTTGGAAGTTTGTCGGGTCATACCCGCCAGAGGTCAACTCGTCGAAAATCATAAGGCCAGCATTCATGCGATTAGCGAACGCGGCGGCATTGCTTTGCCCCTCAGTGAACTTGGCGGATGTCTGGCCGACAACCTCCTCGCCTTCGGCGAAGCCCTCGGGACGATAGAACGCCGACATATCCTGACCCGGCACCCTTACAGTGGTTGTGCCTGCATCCGTCTCTCTAGTTTCAGTCCTCGGCTTTGACAGATAGCCATAGGCGAGGCGATAAAGCTGCTCCTCCTCCGGTGAGGCTTTCCCGCTTTCCATTTTAGAGTTTAAGTTCAGCAGCGTGTTCATCGACTGCGCCGTCATGCTTGTGCCAGCAAACGGCCCTTGATTTTGTATTTTTGCGGCCTTAATCCCGAGGTCGGCGGTTTTGTATGCAAGGTCTAAATCGAACTCTCGCTGCTTCATATCAGCAGCCCGTTGCGCCATAGTGGCGTCCGTATAAGCCTTGAGGCCAGCCGCGCCCATCCGCGCCAGCCCTTGACCCAGCGAGGTAGGTTGCAGCGAGGGGCCGCCATATTCGAGGCCGGTCAGAGCCGCAGCCGCGATGCCTTGGCCGGTCGGCGAAGTCAGGGGCTGACGGAAGGCGTCGCCGACGCGTGGCTGCTGCTGACGCCTTGCAGCTAGCTGCGCGAGCATAGTCTCGTTCGCTTTGCGTCTAACGTCAATCTGGCGCGCAATTACATCATCAAATCCGGGCGTCGGCGCGGTGCTTGCCGTAATACCTGATGCCGGAGTGATGCGGCGTATGCCCGCTTCTGGCTGCCTCGGTATAAGCTGCCCTTGCGGACCCACTGCAAATGCGTCTCTTCCGCGAAGGGTCAGGTCAATGCCCCCCGAAGGCATAAAAGCAAGAAGTCCGGGTCGTGTCATTCCGTTTGCCATGTGTTACCCCAACAGTCCTGCGAGAGCGCCGAGACCGGCACCTGCGCCCATACCTAAACCGGGAACCATTCCCGCAAGCTGAGCGCCGCCCAGAGCGCCGCCAAGCGCAGAGAGAGCAGGCTGGCGATAGACCGGCTGGATCGTCTGACCGCCGACCGTGCCGCCTGCAACGGTTGCCATGTAATCCGCAAGGGCAGCGCGCGGTGCCTCCTGCTCGAACTGGAAGCGCTGGATGTTCGCCGCAAGCTCTGCCGCGTCCTGCGCCTCTCTGGCAGCGCCAACCTGCGCCAGCGTCTCAAGGTCAGCTTGACCGAACTGGCGAGCCGCAGGAGCCTGAGCGATGGCCTGTTGCTGCGCCTGAAGCGCCATCGGCGCAAGCGCCTGAGCCAGAGCCGCCTGCTGGTAGCCGGAGCCGTAGCGCCCGGCCTTCGATGCCTCGGCCTGCACGGCCTCGATGGCGGGGCGGAAGGCCGCAGCCATCAGCGGGTTCGTGCCGGTGAGGTTCTGCATCACCACGTCCTGCACGGCCCCGATGAAGGGTGAGCCGCTGACAGCCTGCTGCCGCAAGCCGGTCAGCGCCATCTCTGTCTCCGGCGCAAAGCCGATGGTGGTCGAGCCGGGGAAAAACTGTTGCGGCTTGCCGTACAGTTCCTTCGCCTCGGAAAGACCAAACTCCAGAAACGGCTGCGCGTACTCTGGCGCGCCAGTGCTGGTCACCTGTCTTGTCGTGCCGCCACCTTTACTCATCTTTGAAATCCCTCATAAGCACCACCGCGCTCTGCCGGTAGTTTTCAAGTTTGCGAGACCAACCCCTGCGCCCGATGATCTCCATCCCGCTGCAACCTAGCGTCTTGGCCCACGCGGCGATTGCAGCTTCCGCGTCTATTAGCTCGTCCAGATCACCACCCGCCAGCCAAATCCGGCACATTGCCTTCTGCGGATAGTCAACGATCTCAGTCACTATAGCAGACTTGTCGAGCGGAAAGAACTGGGCCTTGCCCTCCGCAACCGCAAGCATCACGTCCTGCAAAGTGTGCGAGCCGCCTGCATATTCGAGCGCATCCTCGATGTATTTCGAGCAGCGCGCCCATTGGTCAACCGACAATAAGGTAGGCGAATTCCTGTGTATGTCCGTGGTTCTTGTGTCCAATCTTCATCGTCCCGTCTGTTGAGGTCGATTTTATGTATGGTTGATGATGCTCGGGCGATCCGTTGATCGCCGTGAAGAACACGACGCTCTCCTTTGAGAAGCGCGGATCAGTATGTGTCGTCTCGACCACGTTCGCCGCAAGCGTCACATAGTCCCAGCTATTCAGGCCGCCGTTAATTGTGCGGTTCAGAAGCTCGGCGATCTCTCGCGTCGTCGCAAGGATCGGGTTCAGGATGCGAAAGTTTGCGGTGCGCGTCGTCATCGCCTGCCTATCTGCCTCGCCTCAACGTCCATGCCCTGCGCGAATGACCACTGGCCGCTCAGGTTCATGCGCGCCCGGTGATACCGGCCCTGCGCCCGGAATGGCGCAAAGCCGTCCGCGCTCGGAGCCTGCGCCGTCGTAAACGTGACCGTGTCGGAGTGCAGTCCGCGTGTGCCAATCTGGACCGTCACGGTGCCGTTTTCGTGATACGGATAGACGCGCGTGACCATATTGAACTTGCCGGTCGCAAGCCCGGCCTCGCTGGTCTCGATGGTTGCGGCAAGCGGGTCGCCTGTGAAGGTGAATATCTTGTTGCCCTGAGCGCCGCCGAAGATGAACTGGCCGCCCTTGTACAGCGCGCTGTCGAGAGAGGCCGGGAGCGCGTCGAGGCTGGCGTTGACGTTGTCAAGCTGCTCAAGCGTGTAGGCTGGCGTAAACATCGGCGCAATCAGACCGGCCTGTACCGAGGCGATAGACCAGCGACCGATGGCGTAGTTGTAGATCAGCAGCTTGTCGGGCTTGGCGTCGGTGCTGTTGTTCGACACATATGACCAGACCGCGATCTGGTTCTGCGGATCGACGCTCGATGTCATCTTGTCCTTGTGCGCGATGTTGAAGTCGTCGAAGAAGAACTTGTCCACCTTCTCGGCCCCGATGTTCTGAGACCGCTGGCCGTCGAACGCATAGAAGCCGTCGTCGGACAGGTAGAAGACAGTGTGGCCGATGTTGCAGATCGACCCCGGCACCTGACAGCCTCTCGCCGTCTCAACCTTGTCGAACTGGAAGATCAGCGGCGGACCCGAGTAGGTGGCGCGGACAATCGCGCGCTCCATCAGGATCGTGCAATATTCGCCGCCGACCATGCCGGTCACGTTTCCTGCGTCGGGGATGTCTTGGAAGTCGGACTGTTCGGTGCCAGCCGTCCAGCTTGTGATATCGTTGAAGCCCGACCACTGGACGCGGAACGGTATCCTGTTGCCCGATCCGTCCTCGACATTGCCGAGCCACACGAAGTCGCGCACCACCGCAATGAAGTCAGCGTCCGGGGGAGAGCCTGCGAGATCGGCGAAGAGGCTGCTGGTGCCGAGCGTGTAGCGCTGAGGCGGCACACCAATGCCGCCGACAGCTATCACGTCCTTGCCGAACTGCACGAAGCGCCAGCGCTCCTCGGGCGTGGTCAGCGTGTAGTTCCCCGACTTCGAGATATTGTCGAGGCCGCTGTCGCCGCTGTCGAACTCGTAGAGCTTTGCGTTGTCCCCAGCGAACAGCTTCACGTTGCCGTCGTTATCCTTCGCCGCAAACAAGCCGTTGATGTCGCCGTCAGCCGCGCCGGAGTAGGCGACGAACTCGGGCAGGCTGCGATACCCGCCAGCCGCAGGGATTACGTTCTCAGCGCGCGTCACGCCGGGGTTCGAGTAGTCGGGCTGATCGGGCAGCCATTCGCCAAACTGTATCATTGCTGCAACCAGACCTCGCTGCCTGTAGTTACCGTCGCCCAGACCTCAGAGCCTGCCGCGATATCTGTCCACGTCTCGGTGCCGTCGGTGACTTCCGTCCACGCCTCGCCCAGCACCCTGCCGCGCATTGTAGCAGACAGCGCCACGTCTGCGGAACCTGCCCCTACGAAAACGCCCACAGGAGCCGCTGTGGCGGCCACAGAGACATCCGCGCTACCGTCAACCGAGAACACGGTCACATACGCCCCTGTGGCCGTTACAGAGGCGCTGGCGGCACCTTCTACACCTCGGATGCGGTCACTGTCCGACGTTGCCGTGATGGCGACGCTGGCAGCGCCTTCCATGTGCGCGATGAACGCGGCAGACGCGGCAACGGACGCCGCGCCGGTCACTGATGCGTCAACACCGCGCTCGCGGAAGTTGTCGGAGATGGCCGACATCGAGACCGACACAGACGCATCGAACTCAATCGGGAAGGTGGCCTGCGCCGTTGCGGTGATTGCTGTGGCCGCGCTACCGGCGACGGAGAAGAAGTCGAAGCTCAGGCTGTCGAGATCGCCAAAGGCATCAGCACTGTCGAGACTTCCGACAATGCTGTCCAGTTCTTCGAGGGTCGGCTCTTTGGTGAAATCAGCGCGAAGCAGATCAGCGTCGGTGTCAAGCGACCCGACGAAGGCATCAATGGAGCCTGTTAGCTGATCAAGGGTAGGCTTCGTGATAGCCACGGCATCACCTTATGCTGCGGTGATGTCGAGATCACCTGTCGAGATTTTCAGAACGTCACCCGAGCTGATCGCTTTACCTGTCGAAAAGGCACCATGGATCAACAAATTCCCGCCAGACGATGCGTCGAAGATGCCGAAGTGCGAGACCGTACCCCACGACCCAGTAGCCGCAGCGAACTCGATTGCCGCGCTGTTGTCGGTGGTGCCGGACGCGGCTGCGTCGAAGGTGGCGCTGACGCGGCTGTAGTTGTTGCCGGTCAGTTCGGTGCCGCTGTTGTCGTCAGCGAACGACGCGGTGGCGAGGCCGACATACACAGTTGTCGGCGCGGTGTAGGCGGTCGTCCCGAGGACGTGGTCGAGGATTTTGTTCTCAAGGTAGTCAGACATCGCAGACATTGTTTAGCTCTCCACTGCTGCATTTTGGCGCTGGTAGATGCTGCTGATCTGTAGCGACCCAGTTCCGTAATGTGCGCGCTGCTCGTCAACCTTGATCTGTTCGAGCGCAAGGTTGAAGCGCTGCATGTACTGAGCGGCGCGCTGTTCATCGAGAAGGTAAGCATACGCCTCCGCGAGGCTGCCGTACAGGTAGGCATCGGGCGAGCGGCTCAGGATGTTGTTCGTGGCGTTGCTATCGGACAGCGCCACGATTGAGCCGATGTAGATGATCTCGGCGGTGTAGCCGCTGTCCGGCACCGGGCGCAGCTTCATCTCGTCGCCGACAATGCTGAAGCCCTTGGGCTTGCCAGTGCCGCCGGACGAGAACTTCTGATCGAGCGCGACCGGGCTGTAGTAGGTCAGCACCGTGATCGGCGTCGTGTTCAGCTTGACCTCGCGAACCTCCCGCAGGTCTGTCGGCAGCGCGATGTATTCATCGTTCGCCGTCAGCGTTGCGGTGGCGCGCTTCTCCTGAGACCGCGTCTCAAGCTCGCGAGACATCGTTGCCTCGGCGAGTTGAATGAAGTCGGGGATTACGCTGGTCAGGTCATCGCGAGCCAGAAAGTTCGCGATAGCCGTCTTCAGTTCGCTGTAGGTCGAGATCGCCATCAGAGGTTTCCGCCGCCTGTTCTAAATGCCCGGTTCTGGTGATCATTCAGCCACTGTTTCCACGCCTTTTGATTTTCGCGCATCGGGCCGAACTTCTCCAGAAGGTGATTGTACACCACGTTCGGGATTTCGGCCACATGCTGTGCGTGGCGCTGCGTATTGCCGATCAGTGAGCCGGGGCGGTAGTCGTTTGCCATCTGCTTGTTTAGCTTCAGCAGGTCGCCAAACTCCTGCCGCTGTTCAATGTGCATCGTCCCATCGTTGTGCTGGTGCATCACGATTTCCTTGCGGTCTCTGGGACTGGTGTAGAGATATCGCTTCATCTTGCCCTCATAGAGGAGGGGGCAGCCGAAGCCGCCCCCTCGCTAGATTAGGAACCGCTCAGATCGAGGATCATTGCGTGTGCCTTCGGGGCGGTCGGCTTGAGCGCCCACTCGATCAGGACGTGGCTCTCAGTCGCGTCGCCAACCTTGGCAAGGTCTTCTTCCAAGAAGTTACGACCGTTCAGGGTGCAGAGCGACACGAAGTCCGGGTCGATCAGGAAGATACGGTCGTTGGAAAGCTGGCGAGACGGAGTTGCCTCAACAGTTCCGAAGTCGCCGAGGAATACGCTAGTGGACCCCACATAGGTGACTTCCTTGGCAGCGGTCATGTTCACGTCATTGCTGACGAGGTTGCCGGAAGCAGCCAAATCCGAAAAATTGGCTTTGTTAGTGGCGCTCATGACCATCATGCGCGGGTTGCCGCCGTCGGCCCAAGCGTCCTGCTGCGCGTCCTCAATGAGGGCGAGCGTCAGTGCGCGGTCGTCACCGTTGGTGATTGCATCGGAGCCGTCGCCAGTAGCGAAAGCACCGGAGCCACCACCGACAGAACCGTTAGTGATCCAGCAAGACAGCGAAGCCGACTTGCGGGGGTCAGAAGCGGAACGAGCAACATCGGTGTCGCCGATCATCTTTTCTAGATCGCGACGAAGTTCCAATGATTTCAATACCTTCTGGTAATTATGTTCACGCTCTCGTCCGGCAGTATCTACCGCATCCAGAGTGCCAGAAGTCGCGAAGACTTTCTTGGAAATCTGGTGATAGTTACCCACGCGGCTGGTCGGCGTGGCCGCCGCAGTCGCAGTGTCGGCACCTTCGTTGTGGTAGTTCGTGGTGCTGCTCGCAGCCAATTCCTGAACCTGCCACTCGGTAAAGATACCGTTCGAGGTTTCCTTCTTCACGTTCGAGAAGATCGGTGTTTCAGCAGGGTCGATGCGGTAAATCACATCGGCAAGCTGTTCGCGCTCACCTACGGCGGCGCTAGTAGCGAAAGTCGTCATGACTTTTTCCTTTTCAAGTTGCGGGTCTACTTGCGACCCATGAGATACTCAACAGCAGCGTCCACCGTTCCGGCGCTTTCAAAACGCTTTCTGGCTTCTCGCTGAGAACGGTTAGCAACTTCGCGCTTGGTCTTTGGTCGCCCTGCCTTAGCCATCTTCGGAGCCTTTCGGGTGCGCTTCTTAGCGGCGGGTTTCTTCTCCTGAAGCTGGTCCCACTGCCACGCCTTGTAGAGAAGCTCGATAGCGCGCGCATCAGATGCGTTTGCAATCTCCTCCTCCGAAAACCCGATCCGCTTCTGAGCGTAGGTAATCACTTCCCTGCGCTCCGCCTCGCGAACGTCCTCATCCTGCCACGCAGGAATGCGGCTGAGCATGTCTGTACGCTGCACCTCGAGATGCTTGCGAAGCTCCTGCTCCTGTTCACGAGATCGTTCCGCCGCAATGCGTTGCTGTTCGGCCTGAACCTGCTTCTGGTATTCCTTCTGCTGGTCCCATTCGGCCTTGTACAGAAACAAGTCGCGCTCGGACATAGTCTCGGCCAATGCTCTCCAGTCAGGCTCCTGCTGAGTTGTCTGCTGGATTTGGGCAGCCAACTGATCAAGTTGCTGCGCGTAAGCGTCTCGAATTTGTCTCGTCTCAGCCTGCTCCGCCTCAAAGGCTTTGCGCTGTTCGGCTAACTCCATCGAACGCTTAGTGTACGCCTGCTGCCGCGAATAACCGTTTTGAAGCTCGTCGAGGGTTACCTCTACCTCTTGGCCGTCCACCTTTACGGTGTAGACCTCGGGGGGTTCCTCGTCGTACTCCTCGCCGTCATCCGCCTCGTAGGCGTCTTCGCCCTCATCGTCTTCTGCATACTCCTCTTCTGAGGTCGCTTCTGCGGTGTCCTCTTCCGGCTCGTATGCTTCAGGCTCAGGCTGTTGAGGCTCTTGAGCCTCGACCTGCTCTTCTGTCACGGTGTCCGCTGGGGGCGTGTTCAGAAGAGAAACTGCATCAGTTAAAGAAATGGCTCCGGTTCCTTGCGGATTGTCGGACATGAAAAATCTCCTAGTTTATGCGGCCATAGCGCCTGAACTCGTCAAGCTGGGCCTGCGCCATCTTACCATCCTCGACAACGCTCTGAAAATATCCCTTCACAGCGCCAAGTGCCTGCATTAGATGGAATATCTTCTCGCGCGCCTCCTCATCGTCGATGCTGGAGGTCTTCCAAGCCTCGACGAATTGCTCATCGAGATACTCAAACGCCTCGATGAAAAGCTCGTTTCGCAGCAGTGCCTCGGCCTTCGCCGCGCGGTCCTGCCGCTGCCTGTTCTTGTGTTCGTTCATGTGAGCAGCGTGTATCCGTCCAATTTCGGTGGTGCGCTGTAGAAGCTCGGCGTCACGGCTCCGCCCATGCGGAACGCCCGGTTCGCCGCAGCGAAATCCATTGGCGAGCCGAAGCCTGCGCCATAACGCTCCCGAAAGCCCATCAAGCCCTCTGGAGCCACGTCCAGCAGCCCAGAGCGGATATAGCTCTCGCCGGGCGTAGTATCAACCGTGGTGCGCTGCATCGGCTTCTTGCGGCAAGCCTGAAGGTCTTCGTCGAAGATGTACCCGTCGGGACACTTCTGCTGGCCGGTCGCTGGGTCGGTGACGGTGCCGGTGATCTCTGGCTCATCGTCATCCTGACGCATCCGGCGCTCTTCTTCTTCGGCAATCGGGTCACGCCCGGTCAGGCGGCCATATTGATCGCGATATCCGGTGAGGCGGCCTGTCGTATCGTACACAGGCGCGAACAGGTTCGGGTCCGAAAGGTAGCGCTGGTATGCCTCGCTGTCGCGTCCGCCCATGCGGCTCCCAAACCCCTCAAGGAAGCGCTCATTCATATAGCGCGTGGGCGCGCCGAAAAGTCCTTCTGATGCCCCAGCAATGTTTGCCTGAGCCGCCGCAGCCGCATCGGAAAGCATCGCCTGATATGCGTCAAATCCAGCCTGCCTCTGGTTCAAGCCCATCGAGCGAGCGGCTTCTTGCGCCCTAAATGCAGTCGCGGGGTCCACGGCTGGCGGCATATACCCGAAGCCAAAGCCAAGATTGGCGGCCTCATTGGCGCGCTTCGCATCAATCGCCCTTTGAAGCGCGGCCGCTTCCAAGGCAAGCATCTCTTGATCTTGCAATTCCTTGAGGCGGCGACGAGCATCGTCGCGGATCGCCATATCGTTGAGCGTTTCCTCAATGCGCGAGATGGTTCCCAGCGCATCTGCGGCGGGGTCGCTGCTAGACACAGGAGAGCCGTACACACCGCCGGAAGCAGTGCTGGGCCGGTACTGGGCCGCGCTTGCTGCGTAACGCTCAGCCGCTGCACGCTGACCTCGGGTCATCCCCCCGCCGCCGCCACGGTTCACCGGATCGCTTGCAGGCTTTGACCAGTCTGTTTTTGTTACTGGAGGCATCCCTAGCTCCTCGGCAAGTTGGTTGAAATGCTGCCACCAGACGCAGCCAAAGCGATCCTAAGCTCCGCCTCGGCGGCAAGCTCTTGCTTGCGAAGCTCG